TTCAATCTCCTGACGAAGTTCTGCTTCTTCCTTCATTGCCTTCTTCTTATTGATGACGGCACTTACTTTCTTACGACGAGCATGTAGATACTTGTCAGACTTGTCATGATCGCCATCGTTATCAATATCTTTATCTTCCTTGCCAACGGGATCTAGTTTCTCAGTGATGATTTCTTCAGCAAGAATTCTATCTGCGAAGTAATCAACATCCTCTTTCTTCATTGGAACACACTTGTCCTTTCCATTCTCAGTGCCAGCATACTTATATCCTTTCCAGCAAGCCTTGCCATCAGCACCTTTCTCTTTCTCTAGAACGAGAGTATACTCATCAAACTCAATCTCGTACATCTCTTTCTTCATCATCTTCTTCCAAGAAGATTTTTTATCCATCTTCTCTCCCTTCTCTTCCTTCTCACCTTTTTCATGTCCAGGTCCACAGGACTCTTCCATTGCTGCTGTTGGAGCAGACTCCATGCCAGCATACTTGGTGGGTTTTTTAATTTCTTTCTTTTTAATTGTAGTATTCTCAATCTCTGCGCCATGAGATTGTGGATCCATTCCATCAAATACTTCTGCTACATCTACGGGTTTGCCAAGGAAACTTGACATAAGGGATTCAGTAAGAGCGTCTCTTTTTGCCATTGTATCTAAGTGTGTTCTTCGTTTATTATTTATACTTCTCGGATATCTTTAACCCAGGCACGGAACATCTCTCCTTCCTCAGTGACTGCGATGACATAGTTAACTCCAGAGCGATGTATAACTCCTGTCTTTCCATTTAAAGAGGAGTAGATAGTATCTCCCTCCTGGAAGATACCTTTATGTCTGTATCTTTGATAGGTTGATTCTTGTCTTAGTTGTTTAAAATTTTTCATTTAAAATTGTCTGGTAATCTAGATTTAATTTCATTCATTAGTTTCATACAATCAGCATCCTTTAATGCCTTGGGTATTCCAGAACGAAATGTTTTAAAGTCTCCAGCAAATGCTGCTCGTCTCATTTTCGTTCCAGAGATAGCAAATGTATCACCATCAGCATCTCTACTACCAGAAGATTCAATACTAATCTTCCTAAAGGAAAAGTCCTTTCCATTATATCTATGTAGGAATGACATGGCATTGACTCTATCAGAACCTACTAAGAATACAACCTCGTCATATCCTGCCATCATAAGATCTTTCATGATTCCAACAGGATCTTTTGGACCAGAGAATATGTTACCACGATGCTCAGGGAACATCTTATTCATGTATTCTAACTTAATATCTGGTGGCAACGGATTACTCCCTTTCTTATCCTCAGTTTGGGAGATATAGATCCTGTAATCATGTGTTCCAGCTGCCTGCTTCACACCATCAAAGTTCTCTTTGTGTCCAGTGGTAGGTGGTTGAAACCTACCAAAAGTAAAGTAACAAGTCTTTCCTTCTAACGCCATTGCTTTTGTAGTGTGAAATTGTTGTAAGCAAACTCCAATCTATTCACAAACTTAATCATGCTTCCATCTTTATGAAGGACATATCCTTCAGGAGTTGTGACCTTATATCCGTTATCAGTCTGAACAAAAGTTCTAAACTCTTCAAGATGGTCTAGTTTATCTATAACCATTTGCTTGACTGCTTGTAGTTCTTTGTATAAAGCAATCATTATCTTAAATTTATATACATTATCAAGAAGATAATTTTCACTTTTGTAAACAAGATTTCTCTTCTTGGTTAAATTATCTGCTGTCTTAATTTTGGCAAGTTCTTTTGTCATCTTTTCATGGTAAAAATTTACCAACTCATTAATTGTTTCATCAACATTTCCAATACTGCGAGCATTCTTAATCTCACTATTAAAGAACTGCTTTAGGTATGATGAGATATGAAACTTAGAATCTCCAGTCGTTCCAAAATTAGTAACTAGATCATCAAGAAAATTACCACACAATTGACTCATACGTTCAATCTTTTGAATATATGCGTCAAATTTTCTTATCTCAACAGAAGAAAAACCCACACGATCCATAGGAGTGTCATTAGCAATTACTGCCACTTCAGGAATCTTATTGAATGTATTGATGGGAGCACCAGCTCTTGCCTGCATTTCAGCAAGAGAACTTCCTGTATAGTGAGTATGAAATACAACTCCTATCTTTGCTTTACCAACTTCTTTTCCAATGGGATGATCTACAGGTATACCATATGTAATAGTATTTGGTCTGAACGTATACAATCTTTCCCCATCAATAGTTTCTGTATTTCTAGTGGAGTCTGTGAATAAAAGATCTCCTTGTATTACTCCTTTAATTCCAAGTTTACTAAAGTAACGTAAAGAAAATTTTAACTTCTCCGCAAGATCTCCTTCATAATAAGAATCAACTGCCTTTTCAGTAGCACACATCTTTGGCTCAGTTTTGTTGAATACAGATTTAGTTCCAACAAAAAATACACCAGACATTGGATCAACTCCACAAACTACAGATGGAGCACCATCCCATTTAGTTTGCATGAAGCCAGAACTTTCTTGATGACCCAACATCTTACGCAGTTCCTTGAGAAAAGACACTGCTGCTTCACATCCCTCAACTCCATAGTTGAGCATTTCATCTTCTAGATGTTCTAGGTGTTTAAGTTGTTTAATATTTGCCATTAGTCCATTAACTTTACGTGAACAGATGATTTATCAGTTTGTGATCCAGCATACAAATATAATGCCTTCATAATTTCATCTGCTTTTCCTGATGTTACAAAACAATCCAACAAACGTAAACCCATTAATTTACTATACCTATATGATTGAGTTCTATTTCCTATCTCCAATTTAGCTTGTTCTGGTCCTGGATACTCTGACTTATGAGGAACACAATATTTTTCAAGTAGAGTATTAATTTCATCAGTGATGGCATCTTTTTTAGATTTATTTTTTGGATTGCAATCTGACCAAAATGCTTTGTTGTCCCATCCACTTGTAATTCCTGGATAAGATACATTAAGTGATTTTAAAATTTCAACGATACTTCCTCCACCACAACGACCTTGTGCTGCTGATATACCTTTCAATTCAATCTGCCAAGATCCTGATGACCCACCAGCAAAGTTTCTGGACTGGAATCTATGTGCCTGACCTCCACCAGGACGATGATAATAATAAACATCCATTGGAAATCTATCATCAACATTTTTCTTTTTTCCGTTTTGATATCTTACCCAATAATGTGAGAATGTCACTTCATCTAGTTCTCTTAACTTAGCATTCTTATCATAGTTGAGAACTTTTAACTTTGCGTTACCCTTCATTTTTTTCAGTGACACGCCAATCAATTCTCTTTCTTCATACTTCTCTCGGATAAATTGATTGATAGTGTCTGCAGTTGTATATTGATCTAAGTCACTTGCGTTGAAGGTAGTTGATACCATCCAGATATCAGCAGGATTCCATTTGTCTTCTGAAGAAAAGATAACTCTCTTGGCAGGATCTTTTTGCATACTTCTTCTAACTCTTTGGTATGCTTTCTTAATTTCTTTATCATCTGGTCCGCCACCTCTACAGAAGATGTATTTTTTTGTTCCACCACCAAAAGTTTCCCATAGTTTATTTGCTCCTTTGATGGAAGAAAAATGCCACTCTGTATCTAAAGCATCTCCATAGCATTCTTCAACCTTGGCATCTATCTTTACATGTTTTGCTGCTTCATCCCAGTGATCTTGAGATATTGATAATGTGGGATCAATCTCTCCTTTATATACATTAAATGCCAAGGAAGCATATACACACTGAGCACATTCATTTCTCTTAGTTTCTTCTGCTCCACCACCAGATCCAGCACCAGCAGCTGGTTTAATTAGAATACGAATATACTTTGTAGTATTATTAGAAGTTACTGGTATATCAAGTTGATTACCATCTTTATCAACTTCAACATTGGAAAACAATTCCTGAATGTTTGATCCAATTTGTCTAGCTGCTTGTTTCCTACCTATTCTACTAGTGAATACTTTGATACCGAAATATATTCTAGATCGTTTGGACGCTTCCGGTTCCTTAATATCAGTGATATTAAAATCGTAATAAGCATATCCATCCCCACCAAGGGATTCCATTACTTTACGAACCGCATCTGACCAAACTCCAGACAGATTATATTGTCCTTGTTTTGTCATATGAGCAATACCTTTCTGAGGTATTTATTAAGCGGAAAGGGTGGGATTTGAACCCACGGTGCTACTAACACGGCAGTTTTCAAGACTGCTGCCATAAACCACTCGGCCACCTTTCCAATAAATCACCAATGCCTGATGACACCAGCGATAATATAACAATTAGTTATAAAGTATGTAGCGAACAAAAATGTTCTCATGACGGCAATGGCATCAGATTCACGATCACAATCACTTGCTTTCTGTCCTAATGCCTTTGCCCATATACGCCACAGGCGTCTACAGGTCGCCTTCTTCACGATTCTCAGAATAGTAAATATCAAATTGACCACCAGGATAACGCTTCTCAAGTTTCTTCACATTGCGCTCAAGAACTTCTTCAAAGGTAACTCCAAGTGCCAGAGTTGCTTGTGCCACATACCACATGATGTCACCGAGTTCAATGATTAGATGCTCGCGGTTATCCTCATTAAAAGGTTTGCCTTGAAAGATCATCTTCTTAACGATCTCAAGAAACTCACCACCTTCAGCATTAATGCCAACGCCAGCAGTAAGCAGTCGTTCAATATTGGCACCCTTACGATCCAACTCAACGAGGCGATCAGAAAGGGCAACAAAATCTGTAGAAGCATCGGAAGTAACCGCGTCCACAAATGTTTCGTATCGTTTGAAATCAATGTTCATGTTTAATAAAATTCAGAAAATTTACTTATCCTGTTCTTGTTGTCAAAGACTCCAACACTCGCATCCTCTTCTAGGAAATCAAGATCAGATGCTAGGTCGCTGTCGTCTCCAACATTATAGAGCTTCATCTTCGCTCTGTCAATACCCACTTTGAACTTTCGTTTGTCTGTGGGATCGTTGTATCTATTCTTCAACTGCTTCACCATGATGGTGCCTTCCTGTTCCAATTCCTCTGTGGAGATTAGAGCAAACATAAAGTCAGCAGTAGCAGGAAGACCGAATGATTCAGAAGTGTCAGTCAGTTCTAGATCAGTGTTACCAAATCCAGAACGAGTTGTCTGTGTAGCAGAGACCAACGGCACCTCATACTTCACAGCAAGACCACGAAGTTCCTCAGCAATAGACTTCACAAATGTATAGGAGTTCACGATAGAACCTTTGAGTCTTGCTGAGTTACAGATGTTGAGATAGTCAACAAAGATGATATCTGGTTTGAATTCTTTCTTAAGAGAAAGTTCATTCAGCAATGATTGGAAGTGTCCAGCATGTGCTGATGCTGTTGGATACTCTTTGATAATCAATCTACCACGGGTCTTACGAGCTAGTTCTTCAACAGAACTCTTGAAGCGATGCTCAGGAATGCTCACCAGATCCTTGATGTTAGTGTCAAGAAGGTGGGCGTCAATCCGTTCAGCAATCTTCTCCTCTGCCATCTCTAGAGTGATGTAGAGGACATTGTAACCATCCATCAGACACGATCCTGCCATGTGACACATGAACAGAGATTTACCCACACCAGTGCCAGCAAGGGCAATGTTCAATGTCTTCTTAGGCAGTCCACCTTTAGTGATGTAATTAAAGGTGTCAAGATCAAAGGCGATCTTCTCTTCTGTTTGATGATAGAAGTTGTATCGTTGATCAATACAATCTAGATAATCGTGTCCGATGTGTTCATCGAACGATACTCCCAAGGCCTCTTGTAGGATACTTGGGATCGCATCCTTTGATAATTTCTTATCACTTCCTTCCGCGATCTTGACTGACTTGAGTAGAGCATTGTAGATTGCTCGCTCCTGACACCACTTCTCTGTGGCATCAACGAGCCAGGAATAATCAATCTCAGTATCTGAGAATGCCTTGACCATCTCCACAGAGTTTTTAAGATCGTCTTCAAAGACATCTTTACGAGAGTTAAGTTGAAGAATGACAACTTCTTTCGTTGGGATCTTGTCGTATTTGGTAGAGAAATCATAGATCTCTTCATAGATAAATTTTTCAACTTGTTCAGCAAAATAGTCTGGTTTGATGTGAGGAATGACTTTGCGATAGTATACGGGATCATTCAGCAAGTTGCGAAGAATCGTATTCTCAAGTCGTTCACTCATCGTCATCTACTCCATACTTAAATTGTTTTGAGATCGCAGTATCAATCTGTTCCAGGACTTCAGG